GCGCAACCTGCACCAACACAACCTGCGCCAACACAACCTGCACCAGCGCAACCTACACCAGCGCAACCTGTTCCGGCACAACCATCAACAGAGACACCGAGCAGCTCAGCCGATTTGTCAGATGATGCTTTTGATGAAATTAATAAACTCTTAGGAAATAACTAATGGCAAAAACAAAACTAGACCAGGCAATGGTCGGTATGGCCAAAGCTGTTGCTGTGGCGAAAGCTGATGCCGCAGAGGCAAAAAAACTTGCGGGGGATGTCACTGTATCTGCCACAGTAAATGAGAAAGGGATTTTGTCACTTAACGGTAAAGAGTCTGAAATTCATCTGATTACTCCCAAAACCGTCAGTGAAGAAGTTGGGAAAGCTTTAGGCAGTGCGGATACGCCGTCTCGTCTTTTGGCCGCACAGGCTCAATTTGAGAGTGCTCAAGTTGCATCTGCTGTGAAAATCGCGTTGGAAAAGGGGAAGGTCTATATCGAGGATGCCTTGCCTGAGAAGATTCGCGATAAAGTAATGTCAGGCTATTATCGTGATACCTCAACTAAAGTGCAAAACGAGGTGGCTTCAGTTAAGCTCGAAATCACCCGTGCTATTCAGAAGCTATATGATGAGTTGCCATCGAATGTCTTTATTACCTCTCGTGGCGGATACTTCCCTATTACCAAGAACATTGGCTATAAGCCCGAATACTTCGGCAAAGATGGGCGAAATCTTGCTGTTGGTGGTGTGACACTTCCCGTCAACGGACAGCAGCCGTGTATTGCTTTTCATCATTCGATTTTTAACGTATTCGATTTTTCACAGGCTGAGTTTTCCGTACAGGAAATGGGCTTGTCTGCATTCCACTTATGCGGGAAATCCGAAGGTAACGTGATTTTGCATGGTGGCAAAATCACAACCAGAGCCTACGAGCTTTTCGGATACAAATCAGGTGAGGCAGATGCCGATAAACGGTGGATTCCTCATATTGACGGTTGGACAAAAGAAGCACCAAACGTTGGCACGGGAATGTCTTTAAAAGGATATCCGGTTGCCGGCGCAAATACTGCTTCATATGCGCACGACTTTGCGCGTTATATGGAGAATTCATGTGATTCCTCAGGCGTTCGTCAACCTGATGGCTATAATCTTGAAAAAATTAAAGAATTATTCTTCTTAGAATCCAAGCAGATCGTCAATAGTGCTGGTGGATACTTTAATGAAAACGGCGAATCTGCATTTCCACAAGCGGATGGGACAACTGCGTCAACATGGGGATTGTGGCGCGGTGGACAATGGTGGAGTCGTGGGTATGGTTGGCGCATTTATGATTGCCGAAATACCGAAATTAAGAATTTCCATGTAACAGGCTTTACCGGCGGCGCAATTGCCGCAGGGTTGCACGGTTCTCCTGCCGGCGAAGACATCCAGCCCGGCGACGTAGAAGGTGCATTGGCTAAAGGCTGTGTAGCTATCAATACTCGTATCACTGGGGGTTACTATAACCACAACTATACTTGTGGGGTTGAAGCCATCCGGGTTATCGGTTATGAATTAACCGGGATTTTCGCACCTGACTCAGTAATAGGACATCCAGATGCCAATTTGGAGCATGTACGAGGTTGGAATAATTCAATAATCAGCTTGGATCCGGGTTACCAAAGCTGCACCAGTAGATATTTGCCTATGGATAACATCTATATCCATAACAATACATTTGGCTTGGGTAAACGGAAGGTAATTGATATCCATACTGGCAATAATGTCAAAATTTATAACAATTCTGGCAAAGCTATGTATTACGGGATATCGACAGTAATAGAGGAGATTTTCGCCTCTAAAGATGGTCGAGTAGGCAAAATAGCAGACCCTCAGTCTTTCTATTTTCAAGACAGCAACATCGAAATTGTCGGAAATACTATCATGAGCGGTCACATAGGCATTCATCCTATCAATGGTGCACCTGGTGTCTTATTCCGTCGCAGTAAAAACATGTGGTGGCTAAGATGTCGCCAGTTGATTGCAGATAATACAGTTTATGCACCTCGCGGCTTAATAAGCAATTACGGCCATAACCACTTTATTATCGAACGAAATCAGTTTACTTTTGCCTTACCGTTTGGTCAGTTCTTCGGCATGCACCAAGTATCTGGCATTAAAGTAACAGATGGTGGCAGTGGCTATACCTCAGAACCAGAAGTCAAAATTACTGGTGGTGGCGCTGGTGCGTTTGGTGCAACGGCACAAGCAAAAATTAAAGACGGCAAGGTGGTTGAGATTATCGTACGTCGTGATGGTAGTCGTTATACGGAGATTCCGACCGTAACCATTACTGGCGGTGGCGGTTCAGGTGCAACGGCTACGGCTACAATCAATACGCAAACATACGGTATGTTGATTGGTGCTGAGTCGAAATATGGCACGATGTTGGCAACTCAGGTGCGTGAGAACTATGTTCAAAACTCGCCTGACGGTAACTATGCCCGACAAATTGTATTTGGTCGTATGCGTGCATCAACAATTGAGGGAAATCACTGCGATGTAACACCTTTCCGCAGTCCTGAGAAAGCAAAATTGCCTGTGGGTAATCCATTCGTCAGCGATTCTATCGTTTATCGTGACGGGTTGTTGAGTTCGGCTTTCTATAACGGCGATTTTGACACATGCTCAGTAGGCGATAACTTTATCCATAATCAGTTGATTGATACTGTCCATGTTTGGACTGGTAAAACTATAAACAGCAACGTACATAAAAAATACGAGCCGACCAGCTATGCTGAGGTGGTTATGGATGAGAAGGTTAAAGCATTGGAAGCAGCTGTTGATAAACTGAAAGAGCAGTTAAAAACTACTTCTGCAACGACATCACAGACTGCCTCACCGCCTAAAGCAGAGGGTGGTGAACAATCATCGGCAACAACACCCGCCGAATCCCCTAAAACGGAGGGCGGAGAACAAGCGGCAACAACACAGCCTGCACAGCCTCCTAAAACGGAGGAAGGTGGCCAACCAGCTACGCCGCAACCTACTACACCGTCTGAAAGTGCAACTGAAGAGCCTGCCGCAAAATCCGCAACATCCATCACGTTTACTTTTGATGGGCTTGAAGCCACAGCAGCCGAGGCAATTGGTAGTAACAATGTGGCGAAATTGAAATCAGTTAATAATTCCGAAAGAGCAGGTGAGCCTGAAGGTTGGGCGGGGGCATTCGGTGAGGATTCTGGCCATAAAATCATGCGTTCTTTAGTGGCCGGCGAAGGTAAAGGTATTAGATTCATTGAATCGGATGGACTGACCTCTGATGGTTCGACTGATTCAGCAATCATCATTCCGTTTAAACAATCGGCTGGTGGAGCCGCTGGTTCAGGATTCACAGCAATCATTCTGAAAGGACGTAGTGTTGTAAGTAATGGTCTAATTTCTACCAACGAAGAAACTGGCTTTAAACTACGTCATTTCGAAGGTACAACAATTAACGGTAAACCTATTTCTGCAACAACGGTTTATCCATATGATAAATGGCATGTTGCAGTAATTCCTATATTAGCAGGTGCCGATAAAGCCTTCGATAAAATCAGAATAGGTATGAATCATGCCGGCAATTTAGGACGTAATGTCATTATCGGTGCAGGTGTTGAGTTTGTTCAGGGCGATATCAGCAAGGTTGCCGAGAAAGTCACTGCGCTGATGACTGAATACGGTATCAGTTAAGTTATTTAAGACAAAAGGTCGTCTGTAATTTCAGACGACCTTAGAGAGGAGATTGAAAAAATCAGTGGGACGGCGACGTAGCGGTGCGGGAACACCGCTACGCCAGCCAAGCAGCTAATGCCTGCATTGACTTCTAGGCCGCCTTAGTCTCTAGAGACCGAGGCATTCTATCCGTGATATGGGAGTGAGTGCAAATGCAAATCTACCGCGAAATGCGCTGCAAATACTGCGGCAAACTGCTTGCCAAAGGCAGCGGATACGTGCAAATCAAATGCGCACGTTGTAAAAACATCAATTCATTCAGTAACTAAAAAATCAGCAGAGTGCCGTTGAGCATCACATTTTATCTGACTCCGAGCGTCCCGAATGCCGCAAAATAGGAGTATATATATGATGCAAAAAACACAACAAACTCTACCGATTATCCCTTGGATGGGTGGTAAACGCCGTTTGGCAAAACACCTGTTGCCCATGTTTCCCGAGCATTCTTGTTATGTCGAGCTGTTTTCTGGTGGTGCGGCGTTGTTCTTTCTGCGTCCAACGCCTGCTAAAGTAGAGGTACTCAACGACATCAACGGACAGCTCATCAACCTGTACCGCGTGGTACAACATCACTTTGACGAGTTCGTCCGCCAGTTCGAGTGGACACTGACAAGCCGAGAGGTCTTTGCCCGCCTGCAAAGCACACCGCCTGACTGTATGACCGATATTCAACGTGCCGCTCGGTTCTTCTACCTTCAACACAACGCCTTCGGCGGCAAGACTGTCCATCAACATTTTGGTACGGCTA